TCTATTCAATATTCAACAAATTCCCACCCATTTTTTTTCGGAAATGCAGCAATAAAACGAAATGGAAATGCCTCGCTTGCAACTTTAATTTTCACTTTTGCATCGTCCATAAAAATCGCTTTTGCCCCTTTTACTTCATGCAACTCAACCTCGCCGCTTGCTAGCTGAACAACAAAATCAGGTAAGAAAAAAGTTTTATCAGCAAGCCTAAATTTCATCCCTTCGAACGAATACCAGACGACTTCGCCGGATTGCATTCTCGTTTTTAAATGCTTCTCGTAACGCGCTTCCGTTGCATTCATTTCGCCGTTTTTTAGCCGCCCAAGCGCGAACAATTTTTTATTCAAAATCACACCTGTAAAATTTTTTTACATGTTTAAAAATCATGATTTTACTCTAGGCCTTGTCCACATTTCAATTTTTCTCGCCTTTGCCCCTTTGACTAGCAATTCATCTTGCGAGTACTCACGCAAGTTTTGTCTTCCGTAGCCAGGACCGACAAAACAATTTTTTGTGTAATGCGGCATGTAAAAAACGTTATTTATTTTAAAACACAGCGATTGAAAACTTTTTTGGTATTCGTTGTTAGATGACATCTGATTCCTCTTCGTTTTTGTCTCTGATTTCTTTTGTTTCTTTGATAAAAGATTCTGTCATTAATTTTATTGCAATATCGATAGCCACGCCAAGCTGCTTGCAATCCGTCTGCGTTCCGTTTCCACCCCTGCGCCAGTGTTGATAATCGATCATAACTTTTAACGCATCTTGAATTTTCATTTCTTTATCCATTTCCAACCTTATGTTTAGAATTAAACATCAAAAACCCTAATTTATTAAAAATTTTTACAAATTACACCGAGTCTATTGATTCAGAATGCATCAAATTCTTGATTTGCGGCACCACCATTCAATTTGTTTTTATAATTAATGGTAATTATCATCCAATGCTTTTTAAATTTATTTAAGGCCTTCTAATAATTTTTTACAACATTGACCGTCTTCTTGATCTTTCGTCTTTTTCTTTTTCGCCGTCAGATTGCTGGCTCCACTCCCGATTCATATTTGAAAATCTGGTGTAAATCCCTTCGTACTGCAATGCGACAACTCCCGGCTGTCCCTGTCTGCAAAGCGCAATATCTATTTCAGCAATTCCAATATCGCGAGAATCTTTGTTATAAACCTCATCGCGATAAAGAAAAATAACGGCGTCCGCGTCCTGCTCAATAGCACCCGAGTCTCGTAAATCTGACGGCATAGGGCGCTTATTTGGGCGCTTCTCAAGTTCACGATTAAGCTGTGACAACAAGATGATCACGACATCAAGCTCTTTCGCAAGTGCTTTCAGACCGCGTGTAATCGTCTCGATCTGTGAATTTCTGTTATCCCCAGGGCCATCCATCAACTGCAAATAATCAATCACAAGCACATCCAGCCCGTGACGGCGCTTAACGAACTTTGCTTTCATTCGCACATCAAACAATCTCATGCCGCCCTGATCGTCGATATACAAATTCATCTTTTGAATCTTCTGTATTGCCGCTGTCAGTCCATTCCAATCCTGGTCTCTCATACCATGAGGCTGCAACAAATTCGGCAAGGGAATTCCACCAAGTGCCGCTATGTTTCTATCGTGCAACTGTGATTTCGGCATTTCCATCGAAAGAAAAAGCACAGAATAATCGTTTGCCATGTTGCAAGCTACGTTAAGCGAAAAACTGGTCTTTCCGATTTTTGGGCGCGCTGCAACAACGATCAACTCCCCGCGCCTAAACCCACCATTCATCTTTTTGTCGATAGCATCGAACCCAGTCGGAATTGACTTCACAATGCCGTCCATTCTTTTCTCAATCTGATCAATATGCTCAACCAAATCATCGCTAGCGCGCACTGGGTCATTCCTGATGCGTTGCTCTGCCAATTTCTCAAGTTTTGACGATGCATCATCGATCAATGCACTTGAATCTTGCGACAATGAAAACGCCTCTTCAGACATGTTTTTACCGAGCAAGACCAATGCCCGCTTGGTTGCCTTGTCTCTTACAATCGCGCTATAACGACCGATGCTTGCAGACGATGGAGTGTTCAAAATGATTGAGTTTATGTACTGCAAACAATCCTTGATCTTCTCTCCCAAAACGACAGAAACAGAAATCAAATCGCATGATTTTCCTGCCGATAATTGGCGCATTATTTCGCCAAATATTGCCGCATGGTCACTCAAATAAAAATGCTCTTCGCGCAAATCTGCAATACGATCTATGGCATCGTTATCAATGAGCAGCGCCCCGATTACACTCTGCTCTGACTCGATGCTGTGAGGCATTTCTTTAATTTCGTTACTCATATTTTCCCTCACGTATTTTTGTAAAATTCGCTGATTTTGTTATCCATTCGAGGTCAACAATGAATGGTCTTTGATTGGCGCTGTGCTGCTGACCAACGAGAAATTTGCAGCTTCTCACGTACTCAAAAAGCTGGCGCCAATAATCCAAATTCTGACGATCCTTGTCCTCATTCCACCTTGCTCTTAGCTGATTAGCTCGATTAGCAGTCCAGTCTCTGACGCGTGGGCACATTGGCAATACATCGTGATACAAGTCAATTATTTTTTGATGAGGGCATTGGTTTCTTTCTGGTCGTTGAATGCTTTCAGAGACAAGTAATACGTCAGTATTACTAATACTATTGGTTATTGGTTCTTGGTTAGCATCGAAAAACGGTTCGTTCGCATTGCGTTCGCATACTGAATCTATGCGTTCGCATTGCGTTCGCATTGCGTTCGCATTAGCCCATCTCGTATTTGCTGATTTTTTAGCCTTTTTCGACTTTTCTCTAAATGCTAATATTTCTTTATCGCAACGAGCATGATGCCAAAATCCATCGTCATGCAAAAAGAAAAAATGCTTCAATATTTGAGTCACGTTTTCAACATTTGACCCCAGCCTAAATGCGAGTGCTTTTATATCGTTTTCCATAGGAGATTCTGACTCGTAATACATCCAAATAATACGAAGATACGTTATACATTGAGTATCAGAAAGTCTCGCTGTATCGCGTATAAAATCGCCAATATGATGTTGATAATAATTCATCAAAAACCCCCATAATAATTAAGAGTTTTCTCATAAAAATTATCGAATGCGTTCGTTATGCGTTCGTTATGCGTTCGCATTGCGTTCGCATTGCGTTCGCATTTTTTTCGATGAATTCTCATAGAAAATACATAATGCGGACATAATGCGGACATAATGCGGACAACTTTTTGGCGTGTTTGCGGGGAACATCGCATCTTTATCCAATCACCAGACATAATTAACCCCGTGAAATGATTTTAATAAATGCTGCAATAAATGACGTTTTATCGCTATTTTTGATTGATTGCTTAGTTTGTGCGTTAGCAATACTTGCGCTGCCTCATTGGCAGCTTCGATGTGGTCTTTTGGTGTCATGAAAACCCTTTAGTCAGCCCACTGACAAAGGTAGCGTTCCAGCTCAAGCGCGACAGGCGTCTATCTGGTCTCTGAAAATGGGCTGGCTGAAAGATCTGGAACATAATTTATTAACTTGAGTTATAGGCCGCTACAGCCTTTTGCCGCCGCATGTGCGACGCACGATTATTATCATCCAAAAACATCATCAAATCAATCATAAAAGGATCGAATTCGATCACGTTAAAACCGTGAATAAACGTCACTTTTTGGAATAAACCATATCGAGAATGCGCTCGATATGGACATCCCTACGATCTGATCGTAAAGTTAATCATCAAATGAGGCGTCCACTACATCTCTATCTCTTTGGATATTGTTCGCCACAAGCTTTGCGTAACCTGCTATATCATGCCAAGAGTCGTGAAAATTAGGGTCGCCATTCAATATTCGTCCTATCTTGTGCGCAATCATTTCCAGCGCCTCTTTCTTATCGTCCTTGAGCGTAAACCACGACTCTTCATTGCTCATGACGCGCTTGATCGACTGAGTTATTCTCGCATGTCCAGAAAACTCTCCGTAGCGTCTGCTACGCTCATTTAATGTCTCATCAATATCATTCATTCTCGTATCTCCTTGATAGCGTTCTTTCTATAATTCTTATGTAGTAATAAAGCTCAAGCCATCGCCCCTTATAATCTTTAAAGGACATCGTTTCGACGATTTTCTTAGCAAGAACTTCTAGCGAATCTCTTTCGCATTCACTTAACGACGACCAAGACTTCTCTTCCTTCATTGCGCTTAGAATTAATGCTTCTATCTCATTTGAGAGAGACTCTCTCATATTAATATCTCCCTCTCGCATAAAAATGATTGCATTCATCTATCATTTCTTTTGATATTAATTGTGCGTTATATAAACGTCTAACCGCTGCATGAATCGATGATATTTTCAACTTCAACATCCTAGAGGCGGCGTTTATCGTTATGCCTGGGTGAGACTTTATGCACTCGAAAACATCGAATTGAATAGTTTCCTTTTTTAGTATTTTCTCTTTTTTCTTTAACTCCTCTGACTCGAGAATTAAAGAAAGCACCGCTTGACTCTTAATCTCCTGCTGTATTATTTTTTCAAATATCATGGATTTATAACCTTAAAATCTATTATCCAAACCCATGGGTTTTCATCCCAACTCCCATGGCCTTTCATTTTTTCCCATAACTTCTTAAATTGTTCTTTTGCATATCCTGGGATGCTTGTATTTGTTCGATCAACCCCCTCTTTTATTGCATCTTCATCACTAATATCCTGCTGTGCTCCCTGCGCATATGCGGTGCGGGGGACCATTTCAGCCATCTATCTTTTGGGTCATCTTCTTGACGCCATCCAGCTGGAGCGATGTGGCTATCCGATGGCGTTGCGCGATAGTCAATCCAAACTTTGCCGGATTCATTTACATTGCCATTTCCATCAAACTCTCTGTCATCAACAACACAAAAAGTCTCGCGCACCAATAAACGATTTCCCACCAAAAAATTGCAAGATTTAGTTAAATTTTGTGGCTTGATTGCAATAATATGTTGCGTCTTTTTACCATCAAGCACCGCGCTGACTTCTTCTGCATTGAAATTTATTGGGTGCTCTTTAATCATATTTATGCGCCACCCATACATCAATCATGCTTTTTTCTGGACCGAAAAGCCGCTTTCTTAGCATCAAATCAAACTCCTCATGCCAGACCTTAAACGCCTCTGAATCCGGGTGATATTGGCATTGCTCTATTCCATGATTATTAATAAAATCAAGCCGCGCCTGTTTTCGTATTCGATCTTTTGAAATTACGTTTTCAATCATTCGACCACCATCCAGTCATCCGATAGCATGTCACTCTGGGAAGCAAGCCAAGGGATAAACTTGTTGTCATGGGTTTTCATACCAATCCATGGCAGCAGCACACTATCATCTGTTTCAGAAACCGTATATTCAGTATTTTTCACCAAAGATAGCCACATTCCTTTGCCATTCCATCTTGTTCTTGCTACCTTTAGTCCTTTTCTCATGGCCTCAATAGCCAGCCCAAAACTCATCCCATCGACCGGTCTATACGCTCGCTCAAATACGTCTTTTGGCGACCAACTAACATAGCCTTCATGCCCATCAACGTTTGGTTTTCCGCCATGTAAATATTCGACTAAATAGCCATCTGCATTTGATACTTCATCTTTTTTATTAAATCCACGCATTTTTTCATAATCGATGAGATTCATTCCGATTGCACGAACATGTTTTACGCCTATAAATTTCTTCATTTGTTAAGCTCCTTAATTGCTTTTTTCAGACTTGAATCAACAAGATCAGCCAGCAATATTTTCTTCTCCGTTGCTTTCTGCACCGAAGCAATTCTTTCGTTCGGAACAAATCCATTTTTCTGCCATCTGTGAACCGCTTGGTAACTAACCCCACACTTATTTGCCAGCGCAGTAATGCCACCGCAAAATTCTATCGCTCTATCAATCCCGGTTTTTTTAGTCATTTGCATTCATCTAGTAATTTAATTAATGTTTCTGCTTCCCATTCGTATGCCGCCGACCATGCCGCCGACCTTGCCGCCGACCATGCCGACTCATCGTCATTAGTTTTATTTAATTTGATCTGGCAATAAACGATAACTTTCTCAATCGCTCGTTTGCATTGGATTGCATAATT